GCGTGTAAGTTGGGGTATCGAACGATGATTGTCGTTCATAAGCAATTCTTAGCAGATCAATGGCGTGAGCGTATTCAACAATTTTGTCCGGGTGCGACGATAGGTATAGTACAGCAAGACAAGAAAGAAGTTGATTGCGACTTTGTCATCGCGATGCTCCAATCTTTGTCACTGAAAGAATATTCATTCTCGGACTTTGAAAGTGTAGGAACGTTAATCGTGGATGAAGCGCATCATATATGTGCTAAAGTATTCAGTCAAAGTCTCTTCAAACTCTGTCCTCGTCACATATACGGTCTTTCGGCTACACCGGAACGTAAAGATGGACTCACGAAGGTTCTTCACTGGTTTATGGGTCCCACTTTTTTCGCAGTTGAACGAAAAAATCAGGCGCAAGTAGAAGTGTTTCCAGTAACATTCGATTCACCCAATTATAGAAACCCACCACCTTCGATGAGAAATGGTAAAATATCTATGCCAAATATGATCACAGAACTCGTGGAGGACAGACAAAGAAATAAAATGCTCGTGGAACTCGTCAAGAAAGCTTCAGCGGGTACGAGGCAGCTTCTTGTTCTCAGTGACCGAAGACATCACTGTGAGTTTTTGCACCAATGTTTTCCCAAATCTTCTGGACTCTACATGGGTGGTATGAAAGAGGCACAACTTCAAGAATCGTCTAAAAAGAAAATCATCTTCGCCACCTTTAGTCAAGCCCACGAAGGTCTAGACATTCCAACTCTAGATACGGTTATTTTGGCCTCACCCAAGAGTGACATAACACAGAGTATCGGTCGTATAATGAGAGAAACAAAAGGGAAGAAGAATGATCCACACATCTATGATGTCCACGACCCCTGGTCTGTCTTCACGGCGATGTATTACAAGAGAATGAAGGTATATCGCCAAGGTGGATTTAAGATTCATGGTAAACACGTGGAAGAGAACAAGAGTGACTTCCCTCAGGGAAAGTGTCTATTTTTATAATCTAGTTACATATTAAATGTCTGGCGCATTAATTCAACTCGTATCCAAAGGAATACAAGATGTGTACCTCACGAGTGACGAGGGACATTCCTTTTTTCGTATGAAGTTTACTAGACACACAAACTTTTCACAAGCTCCAAAATATATTAAAAATATCACGGAGAAAGATGTGTCTATTAAAATTCCAGTTTTGGGTGACATCATAAACGGATTATGGTTTGAATCGGCATCTCTAAATTCAAATGCCAATATCGCATCGAATCTCTTTTACAATTCAACACTCGACCTGTACATAGGTGGTCAAAAAGTGGATTCTCAGCACTACGATTATTTCGCTGACATATGGCCCAATTACCTCGCCGATACGTGGAATAAATCACAAGAACTCAACAACAAAACGTCGACATCGAATTATACCTTTGTCCCACTTCACTTCTTTTTTTGTGATCATAAAGCATTTTTACCTCTCATAGCTTTGCAGCATCACGAGGTGGAATTACGAATAAACTTTGACGAAGCAAACATCGCAAACATAACGGAAGATCAGAAAAAAGCGAGGCTCTACGGAAATTACATTTTTCTAGATACAGAAGAACGTGAATCTCTCATCAAGAGATCACTTGATTTTGTCATCACACAAGTTCAACGGATCGAGTTTCCTCTAACGACGACTGTCAATAACACCATATCATCCAATGAAAATGTTTGTGATATATCCGCTTTTAATCACCCGGTCAAGTCTCTCTTCTTTGGTTTTGGAGCTAATAGTGGTGATTTCGCAAATGATAGGTTTACGTTTAGGAACGCAGATCTTCAAATAAACGGTATACCTCTCGTCGAGCAAATGAGTCCTCTATATTTCCACACCGTTCAAAATTATTACAAGTCTTCCTTTGGAACGTCAGAGTTTATCGCAGAGAACCAAGTCCTGATGTACACGAGATTTTTCGTATATCATTTCTGTATGAACGCATCAGACTATAATCCATCTGGGTCTTGTAACTTCAGTCGCCTCGATAACGCCAAACTTACCGTCAGGGGTGCAGAAAAGGGTCTGAATAGATCGGCAGATCAGGGTTTATTTGTATATGCAGTAAACTATAACGTGCTCAGAATAAAGGACGGACTTGCCGGAATTTTATTCGGTAACTAATGTATAGATGGGTAGAACTGTTCGTTTCGATCAGATTTTCGTCTCCAATATGGATGCCGATCCCCAAGAACAGGATATACTCACCACAGTACGGAGTATTATCACAAGTGAGATCGAGGCTGACGAGATCGTAGTCGATCGTATAGGCATTGCTAACACGGCTCCCACGAAGAGTTTCTCTATAGGATCTGATCTCTTTATGCAAAGCGGTCAAGAGGTTATCTTAGATGTTTCCAAAACCATCAAAACTGCGCGTGTCAACGTAACAGACAAGATAGGTGTAAAAACAGAAAACCCCGTAAATGATTTTCAAGTTGGTGATAACCAAGAATTTTTTATCAGTTTAGATAACCGTGATTTAGTCACGGTGAATGGTAATATTTTTACATCCAATTTATTTTTTACAGATGATGTTGAGCTCACTGGTAAAGTGAAAATGAGTAACTCCGACTCTAACGTTGTCCATGTCACTGGAAATACGTTTTCGTCGAATGTGATTGTAGGAACATCGATTGATGTGGGAAGAGATGCACCCACAGGTTCGAATGTAGCTACATTTCATAACGGTAACGTCGTCGTGAATGACGGTGTTTTGCAAGTGTTTGGAAACGTTGATATTCGTGGTAATCTCGCAATCACTGAGATTCCAGATTATCTAGAAGTAAACAGTCTCGTCGTGTCGAACGCCGTTATTCAAATGGCAACCGATCCAACGAATGTTGGTGCATTTGCGGGTAATGATGGAACGTATGATATGGCTTTATTGATGGTTCAAAAAGGTGGAGATGCCAACGTGTTCTTCGGTTACACACAGAGTGACGATACGATGAAACTAGGAAGAACGTATGGCGGTCCACTCGATCAAAACTTTACTATGGACTCAAACACTATGAATCTTCATATTTTCGGAGAGTTGTATACCCAAAATAACGTCGGTATAGTAAATTCTTCTCCCATACATACCTTATCTATTGGGTCCAATGTATACGTCGATGACACAGCTACGTCTTCGAGTAATATTTTGTATGCCAACGGTTTTGGATTCTTTGAGGGTCTAAGAATAGGCGACAGTGGTCTCACCGTCGGTGACCTCATTACGTTAGATGCCGATGCCCCCATTCCCATGGTCGTTACTTCTACGATTCAGTCTCATAGTATTCAGACGACAGGAGCTTCTCCGTCAGGTATTTCAAATACGTCTCCCACGGACACGTTATCGATAGGTAATAAAGTGTATGTAAACGTTGATGCCGCAAATGTTTTAACTATACTTGGAAATACCGCTACGCAACGTCTCATCACAGAATCCATTCGAGTACAAGATTTCATTGAGGTCGAGGGTGAATCCGGTATTTCATCTGCAGCGAATGTGATTATTCACGGTGACATCGAAGGAGGGGACTCAGTTTCAAATACCGTGAGTATACGATGTGGTCCCAATACATCGAACGTAAGTTCTATTGATATTCAAGGCGCAAACACTTCTGCGAGTCATCAAATCATAGCATTCAAAACCCGTAGCACCGAACGTATGCGTTTAGCGGCGAATGGTAATTTGGGGATCGCAAATACCGCACCGACTGAGAAGCTCACGATAGGTGGTAATCTAAAAATAAATGACAGCAATGCTGCCATTTTTGGTAATACCCAAACAAACATGAAAGTATATACGAATCCACTTTTACGAGAAACAAAGGTTGAAAACATAGTAGGACCCGGTAAGGGTCTTAACTTCTACACAAGTACAACATCCACTATGGGTACCCCAAAACTTACTATATTAGAGTCGAGTAACGTTGGTGTGGGGACAGCGACCCCCAAGGGGCGTTTACATACATCTGGTGGAACTGTATTTATAAACGATCAAGTCGTCACTCGAGACGTATCCATCGAATCACATCTCGGAACTCCTCTTATCGTGACAAACACGAGCCCTATTATTCTCTCATCGGATTTCAAGAATGTGCTTCAGTTGACTCGAGAAGGTAACAGCGGACAGACAGATGGTGTCCGCGCAATATACAAAATGGGTAAACACTCTACGACCGCACAGACATCTAAAAGTCAGTTAAGTTTGTATTTAGCAAATGATGATTACGAAACAGAAAATCATGTCATGTCCTGGCAAAGTTCGGGGCGAGTGGGTATCGGGTCGACACAACCTTCGTCTAACCTCACTGTCATAACTACCGGTATAGGAAATTCGTTCACGAATGGTCTATTGGTTCGTAATCCAAATACAGGTGATGCGATATCAGCCACGCGTACAGATAACGCATCAGGGAATGCCTTTGCATCGTTTATTCAGACAGATAGTTCCGCACAAGATTCAGAAAAAGGTTGGTCGGTTGGTGTTGCGGGACAAAACGGAGATTTTAGGGTTACACAAAATATCAATGAAGTGAGTGCAAATGTATCTACTAAAATTTATGTAAATGGGGCATCTGGAAATATTGGTATAGGCACAGATACCCCCCGAGATGATATAGAACTTACTGGTAATGTTGTGATAGGCAACCAACTTACATTCGGTGGTTTAGAAACCGATGAGGTTGGTAACACATTTATACGCGAAAGATATTACAACACGGACGGTAAAACGGAGTTACTCATATATAAAGGTAATGAAGGTGCACTCGCTGAAGTGACTGGCCCAGATAGAATTAGATCCGTCGCACCACTTCACATATTCCAAACGTATGATGATACCGGTCAAACAGCGGCGGAAAGAGAAACGTTATTGGAGAGTGAAGCCATCGCTCAGAATGCTTTATTAACAATTAATAAAGATCGTGTACTCGTGGGTACATCTGTAGACCCTGGAGGTAACTCACGCCTTTTTGTAGATGGTGGTTTCGAGTTTGCGACAGGTTCTAAAGTTATAACCGGACAGATGGATTTATTCTCTGTCACGACAGGTGGAAATAAAGGCATCATAGATAACATTTCTTCTGCTCTTACATTCCGTCAAAATGGTATCGAATATGCGCGCTTTACTGAAGAAGGTCTATTTGGTCTTAACACCAACACACCCGCCACGAACGTGCACGTATACTCCGCATTAACAACAGACACAGATGTTCTCAAACTCGAAAGTCCTGGTACAAATAAAAAGACTGGTATTATTCTCAATACAAACGATAACTATGGAGGTTATGTAAGGGGTTTCAGTAATTCTCAATATTCCGTTCATGGTACAGTACTCGGTGCCGTTAACAACAGTACCGAAGCGGATGGTATTCATATAATACACACGTCGAATGTGGGTATAGGAACAGTAAATCCAAGCGAACGTTTTACCGTTTACAATGGTATCACACGCCTGGAACACTCTACGAGTAACGCAATTATGGAATTCAAAACAACTGGCGGCATTTCAAACATCTACGGCGATTCGACTGGTAATGTGGTGATAGACCCAACTTTGGATTTCATCATAAAAAGTAATGTAGAAATATTCGGTGACCTTCAGATTGATGGTAAGATTGATCTCGGTAACCAAGTCGCAGTAGATTTAGGTGGATCCACCGCTAATACAGCGCTTCATGTTGGTGGAGGTTTCATCACGGGATCAAACCAAGTGGCGTGCAAGAGATATTCTAATACATTTACTATATTAACTGGTGGTGGTCAAGATGTGCAACTTAACTTTGGGGCTAAAACATTTTACGCTAAAATTATCGCTCAGTTGAGGGAAACGTCTGACCCAGATAATGTGAGTACCATGGTACTCGAAGTCCAAGGAGGTACACATGATGGCTCCGCACCTGGTGTGAACATAGCCATAGGGACTAAAAACATGTTCAGTGGTCTTAACCTGTATCCATGGAATCCTGTAGTAACTACAGGGAAACGTTCGATAGCAATTCAACCTCTCGAAAAGGATCAACCCAACCGTAATTATGCATACGACATCTTCGTGGAAGTCGTATCAGGGGTGGGTGGCGCATTAAAATCAATCACGAATAAACTTATTGGATCTACAAATCTTGACGATGGTAATGGTGGTAACGTAGTAAGATCATCTTTCACATATTAAATTTACTACGAGGGGTTGGTACCTCGCGGTAGATTAAATAATTACGCCCTGATGGAATCAGAGACGGCTAAAGCTATTACGCCGACAATAAAAGCCATGACGACGTAGTTCAATTCGGTTTCTTCTAAACCAATCGAGGGTTCTTCAACCTCGGGTTCCACGACAGGCTTCTGCTGTCGTACAGGAGGATCCAAATCCTCCAACGGACAATACGCTATCATTTATATATGTTTAGAGATTAATTTCATTTTTCTTCTTTCTACGGGTTCTTTTGGGTTTGGATGCGTCGACATTTACCTGCCTGACCTCCCCACCGGTGGAGTCCCCAGAAATGGAAATAATATCAGAAACATCCTCGGATTCGTCGACACTTATAGCGCCTTGGGTCGCCATCGTAGTATTCATAGGAGGTGGGGGAGGCATGGAAATTCCGCCCATAAGAGACGAAATATCGAGTCCTGGACCCTTCATTTCGTATTGCCCGGTACCTCCAACGGGGGCATCATCCGCTGGCCCCTCAGGTGCTCTGGTGGTGTTCTGAACCGCCGCCATCATATTTTTCACGAGATCTGGGTTCTGTTTGATGACATCATTCATATTAGGCATTACAGATTTAAACATGGAGTTTGTAAGGTGGAACATCATAGCCGAACCACCAAGCATCATGATAAGCTTGACCTCCGGTGCGATGCTGACCTTCGAGCGGTACTTGACATAAAGTTCCTCGAATACACCATCATAGTCGTCCACATTTTCCATCACACTCTCAGACCAACCATCGAGCTGAATCTCAAAAGGATTGTATCTCTTGTTGAGAAACTCTAGACCAGTCACACAGGCGATGAGCATACGCCTCGAAAAGCGAATAGACTGTTCGACATCTATACTGTATGTGATACGTTTCACCTCAGACCTGAGTTCTTCCACATTCGAATAGGCGTTAAGTCGCTTATTCACTGCGAATCCCTTCTTCTCGAGACGTCCAAGCTTGTTGATGAGATCCGCCTTCTCTTCATCGATGGATGTGTATCCCTTAGAAGGCTTCTCATCTTGAGATTCTGGCATACCCCCAACATCATCGTCGAAATATCCGGGATCCTCTTCCCCGTAATCTATTTCTTCTTCATCATTTTGGTATGTGGGTACAGTCTGTTTATTGGGGTTTGCAAAGGCATCCATAGATTCCTGTTGCATCTGAGGAGGTCTGGAAGACGGCTGCGCGGGGCGAGGAACACGCTGAGGACGAGGTGCCGAAATCTGGATCTCATCCATCAGGGCCTGTTCGTCTGCATCTAATTTCATGATATTAGGGGCTCCACGGTCGATTACTATTTCTTCGTCCATCTACTCTCTATATGGAAACTAAAAAAATACCTTTAACGCAGTTTAGAAAAAATATATTTACCTATTATAAATGTTTAAGCTTAACCAGCAGAACCGCAACGCCCTCATGTCCATCGCCGTTCTCTTGGTGATCATCATTGCCCTGAGTGCCAGTCGCAATGTCAGTAACTATCAGCCCAGACCAATTGTTATCAAGACTGTGAACGAAAAGTCTATGTTCGACCTTGAGAATAAAGTGGAGTGTGCCCCTGGTTTTGGTAAGGAGGGTAGCGCCTATACCAAGGGTCTCACCCCTGGTGGCGTCTGTGGCGCTCAGCAGCTCGTTGCCGACTATGCGGGTTACTCGATTGAGGATGGAATCGGTGGATCTTTATTCTAAGCTAATGATATATGGCGATAGTTACTTCTCTCGCGCACTCGATTCCAGATCTGAACCACGAATATTACACTATTACCATTGACAGCGTTGGACAGGCATCTGCGAACACCTTCGTCTGTCATCTTCAACAACCTCTTAAAAATGTAGTTCAGGCTAGACTCTTAGCTACTCGTATAACAACTACCACGGCGACCAACCATTGTTACGTCTCCATAGATGAGTTAGACTCCATATTTTCTGATCGAGCTTCCAATGTACTCACGGAACAAGCTTCCTTGAGTCTTCTTCGCAATTCATTCGCGAGTCTTGTGACGACCGATGATACAGGTGTGATTAGTTTTAGAGATCAGTACCCCATAGTTACTCAATATATTAATCCCATTCGTAGGTTAGATAGGTTCACGGTTAATATTAGGGATCAAGACGGTAATTTAATTACACCTCCGAGCCCCGCCGAGAACAACTTTTTAGTCATTCGTTTCGTGTGTAAGAAAGGTAATTTGTAATTTTCTTGTTTTAAAGTAACAAACGATGTCAGCTGGTATTGCTCAACTTGTCGCCATAGGTGCTCAGGACGAGTATATCATGGGGAAACCCGAGATTTCGTTTTTTAGTTCAGCGTTCAAAAGACACTCCAATTTTTCACAGTCCATCGAAAAACAAACGATACAAGGATCTGTGAAAGCTAATTCGATGTCTAGTATCCAATTTGAAAGAAGTGGCGATCTTCTCAGCTACGTCTATTTCACTATGGATGATAATACACAAGCTCTCGACAGTCAACGTTGGGACACTATTATCGATAAAGTTGAATTATTAATAGGTGGTTCTGTCATAGACGTACAAGATTCTGTTTTCACCGAGAATATTGCGGTGGATACGTTCGCCCAAAACGTGTCTCGATCCGCTCAAGGTACACACCCAGGTATATCCGCGCGCTCATTTTTTTACCCACTGAGATTTTTCTTTTGTGAAGCACCCCATTCAGCTCTACCACTCGTCGCCATGAATTATCATAATGTAGAAGTACGAATTTATTGGGGAAATGATGCCAATGGTAAAAATATAGAAGCTTTCGCTAATTATTATTATTTAGACAACGAAGAGCGTGGAAATATAGCGTCTCGTACACATAATATGTTGATTACACAGGTTCAAAAGAATATACCTTCTGGAACAACGATTCAAGAACTCACGTTTAACCACCCGGTTAAATACTTAGCGTCGTCTGATACATCTACGAACGGCGCACTCACCTCTCCAACGAATAAGGTTAAACTTAACATAAACGGTGTGGACGTCAGTAATTATCGTTGGGGAAAACCCCATTTCATCGACGTGATGCATTATTATCACACCAACTTTGTGGCATCGCCAGATTTCTTTCTGTATCCTTTCTGTCTTTCCGTAAGCTCTCTCCAGCCCACCGGAACACTTAATTTCAGTCGTCTCACTTCAGCAAAGATTATAAGTGAAACCATGAACATAGAGCATCCTATATACGCAGTAAACTACAATATACTTAGGGTTCAAAATGGTCTCGCAGCACTTCTTTACGCGAATTAAAATACCAATCTATATTAAATGGTCAAGAACTTGCCGACGGTCGAGCGTTCGACCAAGGTTAGATTCGGTAAAAATGCCACCAATGACCAGGCAGAAAACACGATTGTGTTCAACGCGAGTAACGAACAGATCGAAGTACCGTTTTCGGATTCCATTTACATGACACCTCTACGTCTACGTACAGATCTAAGCGACAGGAATATCACCGTTTTGGCGTATAACACTGTAACGAAAGAGGTGATGGATTCTGGTGCGATCGCCGAGGATATTCTAAATTTTACGTTAGAAGCGGCTGTGATTAACGGTAACGTCACCGCAAACACGGTTTCTTTTAATAACGCAATCACATCTGTCACAACACTTTCTAACGTAGGAATTTCTAACGGTTCTCCCACCGATACACTTTCTGTGGGTTCGAAATTCTTTGTGAATCAAACTGCTTCCGATACACTCAGAGTTCTGGGAGACACGTATATTCAAAATAAACTCGTCGTAGACGGAGACGCAACATTTAATGGTTTAGTTACCGCGGTACATTCTAATAACACAGTCATAAAAGATGCCATCATAGAGATTGGAAAAGGTAACACACCCACGGATACTTCTGTAGATCTTGGTTTTATCTTGAATCGCCCCGGTTCGAATGTTGTCGTCGGGTTCTTGGAAGGAACTGAAGAGATTGCACTCGGCTATACACAATCAAGTGCGGAAGCCCAAACAATTACTCCGCGAACGGATGAGAATATTAACGTACACGTGTACGGACAATTATTCACGCAATCGAATGTGGGTATCATAAACACCGTTCCCATACACACCTTAGATGTGGGTTCGAATCTTTTCGTAGATGAATTTGGTTCCAATGTTTTGGATGTCACGGGTAACACGAGTATTTCCGCAGATTTGACCGTTGATGGAGATACCCTTTACGTTGATTCGACCGACGATAAGGTTGGTATCAATACTCTAGAACCTGATGCAGAGTTACACGTCGTAGGAAACGCGTACGTGACTTCGAATCTAACTGTCGACACGGATACTTTACACGTTGACGCAGTCACGAATCGTGTGGGTATTAACCAGTTGTACCCCACCAAGGACCTAGATGTCAACGGAACGATAGCCGCGACTCGGCGTGTGGATAATTCTGGGTTTAACCGTTTACTCATCGGTGAAGATACTGGGAGCACAATTCACACCTCCTCCAATTCTCACCTCATTTCTGTGGGCTACAGAGCTGGCTACGACCGCCAACAGTCTAACTCGATAGCTATTGGATACCAATCTGGAAGCGTCACACAAGCAGAATCGGCCGTGGCTATGGGTAAACGATCTGGTGAGACAAATCAAGGTGTCAGCGCTATAGCTATAGGTAGTAACGCGGGTTACGAAAATCAAGGAACGCTCGCCGTAGCTATCGGTGAGAATGCGGGTGGACAAGCGCAAGGTACAAACACCGTGGCGATCGGTAAAGATTCAGCCTCGACGCAACAAGGAAACAGTTCCATCGCCATCGGTAAGGAGGCGGGCTTCTCGCAACAAGGTGAGAAGGCTATCGCGATTGGTGAAAGTGCGGGTAAATTCTTACAAGGTGCCGGAGCCATAGCCATAGGCTACTACGCGGGGTACCCCACCTCACAAGCGGCTGGATCTATCATCATAAACGGTGGCACGGACACCGCGGGATTTAATAACACGACCACTCAAGATGCACTTTTCATAAACCCTGTGCGAAACGTCAACAACTCCAATCTCATGATGTATAACGCAGACTCGAAAGAGATTACGTACGGGACGACCATAACGAATGAACTCAATGTCGCCGATAATTTTACCGTCGATACGGATACGCTTTTTATTGATTCGGTGAAAGACTCGGTTGGTATTAACACAGCCACCCCCGAGGCGAACCTTCACGTCGAAGGAAACGCGTACATCAGTTCCAACCTCACTGTGGAGGACAACACGTTGCACGTGGACACGAATAAACATTTCGTAGGTATCGAAACCAATTTCCCCGACGCGACTTTACACGTCGTTGGTAACGCCTACATCTTAAACAACGTGACCGTAGACACGAATACACTTCACGTAGATACGGTAAATAAATCCATAGGTCTCGGTACTGTGACCCCCGACGCCACTCTTCATGTCGTAGGTAACACCTATGTGAGTGCTAATTTAACGGTCGATACAAATACTTTACATGTAGATTCGGAGAGTAATTACATTGGAGTTGGAACTGTGATTCCCGATGCTAAACTACACGTCGTGGGTAATACCTACGTGAGTTCCAATCTTACGGTCGATACAGACACTTTACACGTGGACGTAACGACACATAGTGTCGGAGTCGAGACCAAAACACCGGATGCGAATCTCCATGTCGTGGGTAATACCTATGTGAGCTCCAATCTTACGGTCGATACAGACACTTTACACGTGGACGTAACGACACATAGTGTCGGAGTCGAGACCAAAACACCGGATGCGAATCTCCATGTCGTGGGTAATACATATGTGAGCTCCAATCTTACGGTCGATACAGACACTTTACACGTGGACACAACGACACATAGTGTCGGAATCGAGACCAAAACACCGGATGCGAACCTTCACGTGGTAGGAAATACGTACGTTTCCGGGGACCTCACGGTCGACACGGATACGTTCCACGTTGATTCTTTGAATCATCGCGTCGGCGTCGAGACAAAAAATCCTAACGCAAAACTTCATGTGGTTGGAAACGTGTACGTTTCTTCAAATCTGACTGTTGACACAGACACTTTACACGTGGACGCTACGACACAGAGTGTCGGAATCGAAACTAAAAACCCCGACGCTAAATTACATGTAGTAGGAAACACGTACGTATCCTCTAATCTCACGGTCGATACGGATACGTTCCACGTTGATGCGACTAAACACTCTATAGGAATTGAAACACTGACGCCCAATGCCAATTTACACGTGGTGGGAAATACCTACATATCATCTAATCTCACCGTTGATACGAACACGTTCCATGTCGACGCGGTGAAACACTCCATTGGAATTGAGACGTTGACTCCAGCTGCTAACTTACATGTCGTAGGAAACGCGTACGTGACCTCGACGGTTGACATAGACGGAACTTTGCGACTCAATAACCCTACAACAGCATTAACTACAGACTTAACGTCGAATGTTGAAATAAAAGTTGACCAACTCTATAATGTAAACTTAGACGCACCAGTTGCCGACCAATTACTCGTGTATGATGGTACGAATTGGATAAATGAATATCCTATACACACGTACATAAAAATTCGAAATGATCTTCCAAGTACAAACATCAATACCGGTGATGCGGTATACGTGAGAGGAACACATAACGCAAACATTCTCAACGTCGGTCTCGCACAATCGAATAGTCCATCCACGATGCCCTGTATCGGTCTCTCGAATCAGACCCTGACCCCCGGCCAAACGGGTACAGCGATCGCCTACGGTAAAGCACTCAGTGTTGTAACAGGCACATTCCTCGCGGGTGAAACGGTCTACGTGAGTAACACTGTACCCGGTGGTCTCTCGAATGTGAAGCCTTTCTATACCGATTCAGTTCCAAACTTGATTCAAAACGTCGGTATCGTGTCAAGTGTGCACCAAAGTAATGG